TTCTGCCTCGATGCTGGTAAGCTCCAACCCACTGGTTCGTTGAACTTCTCGCGCCTCGATTCCGCGCGCATCATCAACGACACTGCCAACTGTGATAAGGATATCTACGCGGTGAACTACAACGTACTCCGTATTGAGAATGGTATGGGTGGTCTTTTATATTCTAACTAATTAGTAAACAATGATTTGGAAGGTTATATTCCTTCTCGCCATCGTTTTTGTATTGACGTACAATCCCAAATCCAGGACACTCGAAAAGTTTGTTGGTCAGCCCACACCACCAACAGAAAAGTCCTGTGAAAACACGCATTACGAAGCCGTTCAATTTGCTCAGACACCATATGAGTGTCCCACCCCAGGTAAATCTAAAATGGGTGTACTTACTTAAAAGGTAAAGTCGACTATAACCTACAAATGATTCAGATGAACCGTGAAAATATCATGATGCTCGCGACAGCTGTATGTCTTCTCGGTCTCATTTTCCTGTTCAAGGAACTCAATAAGACGAAGGAGGAAATGACCGGGTTCAGGACATTTTCAGAGCAGCTCGTTCAGCACATGAACACACCCATCCTCGAGGAAGAGGAGGAAGCACTCGAGACTGAACCTGCACAAAAAATCGAAGAAAAAAAGGAGGAATAAACATATCATCATATATTAACTTGCGAATGCGCAATGAAAAAGTACAAAGCAATTGCAGTACCAGTTAGTTTCGCCTCGGGGAAACCTATATTTCTCACAGTGAGAGACCGTCGATTTAAGGATTGGATATTCGTCACTGGTGGGTGTAGACGACGTGAAATATTCAATCCACTTCGGTGTGCTCTCAGGGAACTCGAGGAGGAGACGAGGGGTGTAGTATCTTTAAAAAGTGGTGAATATACAGAATTTAAGTTTGTGGTCAAAGAGAGTCCAGGGGTGGATCTCGAATATAATGTCTTTATATTCTTTGTGGATTATTCACTCGCAGAGCAACAATCCCAGGTGAAGAAGTTTTATGATGAGAAGCAGAAGACAAATCTAAAAAAGTTGTTGAATCAACCCATTAAAAAAACATACGATGAAAATGATTATATGAATTATGAAACCCTAGAGGAATTCAATACACGTAAGAGATGGAAACTTATCGTGGATAACGTGATTAAGAATCCTCAATTTTATGCGTGTATAAGTTCTCACAATAGAAAAACCTTCTCTATTAAATAATGAAGTCCAAGGCTTACATTGTAATGCAGATTGGAGAACTATTGGAAAAGAATCGTGGTCTCTGTGAGGAGGAAATTGAGGAGTGGAAAGAAAATAACAAAGATATGACAGTTTATGAACTGCTCACCTTTAAGAAACAATTGTCCCAAGGAAAAGAGTTTTCAGATGTTTCTTGTATGAGGTGGTTTAGAGAATAAGCGTGTACTCCAAGTATGTTTAAGGCTTGGTGTGCATCTCAAAAATTTAATAATGCAACCAATCTATCACATGTGCTCATGGACGGTGGTGTCCTTTCTGTGCCATTTGATAAATTGAACGATTTTTATGATCAGTATATAGATGCTGTAAAGCGTGGTGAAAAGCTCTACGTTGTCGAGCAGAAGAGTGAGAGGTACAACTTTTTCGTGGACATTGACTACAAAGATGAAAAACCCCTTGAAGTCGATGAAATTAGGAGTATTTGTAAAGTGATTTGTGACAAAGTAAAACGACACGGTGGAAAAGAGTGTCTCATTTCGATCTCACCACCCAAAGAATCTGGTACACTCATAAAAACTGGTGTACATCTGAATTGGCCAGGTTTTGTAGTTGACCAGATATCAGCCTTAGCCCTCAGAGATCATATCCTATTGGCTCTCTCCACCTTGAATAGTGGTACAGATTGGAATGAAATTATAGATTTAGCTGTCTATGGAAGCGCTAGTCGAAAAACAAAAGGAAGTGGTTTTAGAATGCCATGGTCGTACAAGAGAGCGAAACATAATCCTTGTGGTGGTCAGGGTTGTGAGAATTGTGAAAAGGGGCGGGTGGACCAATTAGCATATCTTCCAATATTTCGATATGTCGATGGCCCCCTCAGTACAATTATTCAAATCGACCAAAATCCGAGTGTAGAAGTTCTCAAAATGTCAGCGGTTCGCACAGATGAACCCCAAACGACGCACGTGGAACCTCCCTCAATTGTAGTGAAAGAAGGTACATTCACGAAAGAACAAACGAAAGATGAACTCCACGATCAGGAAACGAAAGGGCTCATACAAGACTACATTCGGAGACACCTAGAAGGACAGGAGACCTCCTATATTACCAAACTCTTCAAACATAGACAAACCTTCCTCGTTTCGTCAAACTCGAAATATTGTGAAAACTTGAAGCGAGAACATGGGTCTAATCATATATGGTTTATCATCAGTGGAAATGAAATTATCCAGAAGTGTTTCTGTAGATGCGAGACACTTTGGGGTCGTCGAGATGGATTCTGCAAAGACTTTTGTGGGCGTAGACATTTGCTGACACCAAACATTACAGATAAATTGTATCCCAAGAAAGAGCAACTAAAGTATTGTCCAGAAATTAAGAAACGTGTAGAGAAGCCCCTCATAGAATATGGTGGAATCAAGAAACCGTTGGAGACGTTCATAACAAAGAATATGAAAGCACCAGAAGGAACTCACGTGGTTAAAATCGAAAAAATAGGAAAAAGTAAGCCATACTTCATAGCTCTCACGACGTCTAATTATTGTGAAACGATTCGGGGTGTACACGATGATGTTTCGATGTCGTATATCATCAGGGGGAAGGAGATTACACAAAAATGTCCAAAATGTAAACGAAGTGCCCCAAGAATACACATATTAAATGCTGATATTGTAAATGTACTTAAACAGTAATTTCTCTATATACCCAAATGTTTACACGATCTGGGCGTAAGATAAAGAAACCTGCTACGTTTCAACCCACTGAAACAGACCTAGTAGATGACTACACCGTTGATGATCACGATACAGACTTTGATTCAGAGCTTGACACAGAAGATGAGGTAGATTTTACTTCAGATGAAGACGACGACGAAGAAGAGATGGATGAAAATGGTAATCTCAAAGACTTCGTCGTAGATGATGAAAGTGAGTCAGAAGATGCTTAAAAAAACAATGAACTATAATAGAAAATGGAAACTGACATCGGAAATCCGATTGATTATGATCCATCTGTTGATCCTTTAAATAATGAAAAGATGGATGACACTAATCAGGAAGAACAACACTATTATAATGATTATTCCATGCAAGTTCCACAAGCATTCCCTCCTATGACCCCTCCTCCCCCACAATCAGAAAAAAATGACTTCTTCTCTACCGTCGACAAGTCAACATGGATTATAGCATTTGCAGTATTCCTCTTAGGCTTTTTTATGGGGAAAACCATGCAACCAGTGATCCTCAGGTACACTTGAGTACGCAACGAACGTCCCTATATCACCATAGATAGGTTTAATACCACCCGATGCATCTCGTTTTATAAGCTGTGATGGGTATGTTGGAATAATAAACGCATCATTTGTATCTTCAACGAACCCAGCAGTCGTCGAAGCTTCTGGCTCTGAAACTGTTTTGTTTTTTAAATTATATTTTGGTTTAAAAAACAAAATAAAGAAAGCTCCTACCAAAACAATGGTCAAGAGTATTTCTAACATTTCGTTTACTGTATGTGAACATTTTTATCTAAAAACAATGATATATTGTTATTTTTAGACAAAGGGGGTAGTGTTTTTTTTAGAATTATGCAGATGAAACTTCAGGTTCGTCACTTTCTTTGATCTCCTCCATCTTTCCATCTGTCGACGCTTCAGCATCGGCTTCGCGTTTCTTTTGTCGCACTTCAACCTCGGCAGCGACGATCGCATCAGCTTCCTTAACGAGTTCTTCCATTGGAGCATCAGGTTTTTCCTTCTGGAGACGTTCGAGTACCTCTGCGGGATGGGGAATAGGTGCCTCATCGGGTTTGGTGTAAAACCGTGAGTTTTCATCACCAGGTGTAAATCCAGTCTTCGTATCCATCATTCCCTGCTTACGCTCCTGGAACATACGAGCAGCCTGTGCCTGATTATCACGGTAACCGACCATGATCTCCTCAAGCTTATCGTTCGTGTAATGAACATCCTCAATCTTGGCAGAATCTGGAGGAATGAGAAGCCACTTGTACATATCTACGACGTAGATGTCGAAAGTGGGATCCTCCCTTTGAAGACGCTTCGCGTGGTTCGCCGCCTCATCACGGGTCCCGAACGCACCACGAAGCTTGATGCCTAACTTATCAGTCTTCTGAGGTGAATCTGGGCCGACGATGGAGATACACGCAAAAACCTGCCCAGGGACGGTGGTGTAGTCTTGTTCAAGAGACATTATATCTATCTATGTAGTTAAAACTTTAAGCTTCCTAAGTAAGACTATTAAAAACACGAAACTATGCTTAAATATGGAAGAGATTCGAAAGAATCATAATGATGCCAAGAGAGACCTCATTCAAACCGTGTCACAAAAGGGGTGGCATATCCTCGATGTTGGTTGTGGGTTTGGTGGAGATCTTCAGAAATGGCACAAGTGTGGGGTAAACATAAACATGTGTGATCCAGAACCCGATGCACTAGAAGAAGCGAAGTCTCGTGCGAAAAAAATGCACTTGCGTGTCAACTTTTACGAGGGAGACATTCACAACTGTCCAAACAGAAAGTTTGATATCGTATGTTTCAATTTTTCACTCCATTATATATTTGCCTCAAGGGGTCTGTTTACGAGTTCCATCAGGGAGATTAAGAAACGTATAAAACCTGGGGGTCTTCTCATTGGAATCATTCCTGATTCAGAAAAAATCATCTTCAAAACACCGTATCAGGATGATGCTGGTACATTTTTCAAAATGAAAGATCATGGAAATGGTGGCTTTGGTGAAAAGTTATTCGTACACCTGGCTGACACACCTTACTATGCAGATGGACCGAAATCTGAACCAGTGGCATACAAGGACCATTTGGTCACAGGATTGGAAGACTTGGGATTTAAATTACAACTTTGGGAGGGACTCTCAGGAAATCCCATCTCAGAACTGTATAGTAAATTTATCTTTGTATATGATAGATGATCGCTCTGGCTTTACTCATTATCATCAATCTTTTGATTCTCAAGATGACACGTGAACCCCAAGTCCTTGTCGAAGTGCGGCAACGATACAAGAAACTTCGTGATCACATTGTCGAAACGAATAATGAAAAGTACATGATGCTCAAGAAACCTGTACCCCTCACGGGAATGCAACGAATGAAGGAGAGTGTGGGATACAATACTAACAAGGGTGCGGAGATTGTCGTGTGCCTGGATGGAACTACCAACGATGTCTTCCATGTACTCATCCATGAATTGGCCCATTGTACAGTGAAAGAATATTCCCACTCTGATAAGTTCTGGAAAAATTACATAGAACTTCGTGACATGTGTGTCGAACTTGGGCTCTACCAGAAAATCCCAGAGAAGAAGGAGTTTTGTGGTCAGCACATTCAGGATAAATAATCTCGGTGTACTTTAAATGAAAACCCCAGTCAATGTACTATTGATGGCCATCGCCTATTGGATACTCATTTTCGGAGTCACGATAGTGCCTCAGTATGTCACCAACTATTACGTCAACCTCTTGTGGATGACTGTAGTCATACCTAACATGCTTCGATTTGCTATAGGTAACATTCCCCGTCTCGCGGTGGATCGTGTATTTTTCTTAACCGCGACACTCATTGGACTCGTGTTGACTTTCGTGATTAACCAGATCTCCAAAGAGACGAAAGATGCTATGACGTCTCCCGATGCTTCTATCAACAATAAACTTAAATTGAGTGGATTGTTGGCAGGGACATTCGCAGCGGGAGCCCTTGCGACGTATTTTATGGGTATTGATACCTCGATTTACAGTAATATGGGCTGGGAAACAACCGTTTAAGGCTTAACAATGTAATCCTTCATAATATAGAAGGCCACAGCCGCCACGACCCCAGTTGTGGCAAGACCAACCACACTTCTACCCCCTTGTTCGTTAAGGAACTTGGGG